TAGCAATTTAACAAAAGCAAATAACATTTTAACCAATATGGAAAGTAATTTAATGGCTATAAATACATATCACATGACACTTAATACTTCTAATGTTAAAACGCCCGATTCATGGATTGAGTGTAATAGAATTGGAAATCTGGTAATGATCAATGGATGTGCCAAGATTACAAAAGCGGTTAATACATATTCCGTTTTAAACATTGCGAGCGGAGCACCTGTACCATGTTGTAATAAACAACTTTATACTGTGGCAATAGCACAAGATAATACTTATTCCAACTGTTTCCTTGAAGTTAGTAAAAGCGGTGCTGTTAATCTTCTGGTTAGATGGCAAAAAGCATCGTCAGGGGATATCTTTTATTACGAATTCTGCTATATATGCAAATAGTAATTATTTTATCCGGATTGCCCGGAGTTCAATACCATTTACATTTCTAGGTTGACTGCTCCAAAAAGCAATACCGTATGTGCCAGCAGGAACTTTTTCGATACAGGTACTGGTTAATATTGGGTAAAAACCGTTACCAAAGTTCATATAAAACGTATTTTGGGTTCGCGTTGAATTTATTCCAGTTATCCCCATTACAAACGCATCATAGCTTTGACCTTTGGCACAGGGAGTTGCTTTTAGTGTAAAGATATAAGTACCGGCGGGAATGGTCACAGTGGACACGTTATTCACCCAGGTTTCTTTTTTAGAATATGAATAATTATTTTTTACGCCACTCCAGTATTCAGTTCCTATGACATTCAAGCTATTATTTGCTTTTATCAAATCTGCTTTTATATTTGCCAAATTGCTACTTAATTCAGAAAGTCCATCCGCCACACTCAGCAAACTCTTCACTTCAGTAACGTTAATTCCATCATAATGCACCTCAAAAGCTGGGCAATCGTCCACAAGATCTCCATTCTGCAAATTTCCCGAAGTATATGCCGGTACTGCCGGATTACTTGCAACCGGTGTTCCCTGGATCACCTTCCAACTGCAGTTTTCAACCTCTGTCTCTGCATTTCTGGTATACCGATTTACAATAAGATCAATCCTTTTCATTCCCTGACTACCATTTGTCAGTGTAACCTCATCATAAGTACCAATATCCACGCAAGATATACAGCCGTGATGCGCCATCATCCCACTCCGGATTTTCATTAGATTATTACTGCTAAGTTCTGGCTTAAGATTCTCTCCACTTGTTATAATATAACTCCCCTGCCCGATAATCCCCTCCAGCATCTGCCGGAACTGCTGACTTGTTACGTGAGGTGATCCGGTTCTTCCTGATACGATTTTCATTCTGTATCTTCTCCTTCCAGTTTATAAGTAATTGATTCCACATCATTCGTAATCTCGTAAATGATATTTTCGATTGGTTTTGACATATACATCCCGGTCAGGTAATCCCGGCCACCGACAATATCTCCAATCCCAACCTCGATGCCAAGCTTTGCAACATCCATCTGAAATGTCTTTTTATTCATCAGCTTCTGCAATTGCTCCATGGACGTTTTCTCCAGCTCTGCTGTTTCTGTGCTCGTATTTTCGTACACTGCTGAGATCTCATTCAGTCCTTTGTAATACTGCGTCTTTCCAATGCTTCCATCTTTCTGCACATACAGATGGAATACGTTCCTCTCCTGCATTTCCCCTTTTCCGGTTACAACCAGATGATTTACGCCATTTTGTTTATCATCCATCGTGAAATTTAAGCGACTGTCCTGTGACAATTCAATCTGTGCAGAATAATCAGTAATCGGAACTGCTTCAACCAGAATATAACATGGCTCGTCCTGTTCTTTGATCAGCCGGATCTGCAGGCGGTATCCGACACTTTGCAGCATTTTAGTAAGACCTTCCAGTAATGTACTGTACCGGTCAAATTGAAAATTCTTTACAGATATACCCGTATCTTCTGATGAAACTCTGAATAATCCATCAAACTCCGGCTCGATCAGTGTTTTCATTACCTGATTCAGTTCTCCGGATACTGTTTTATAATCCGATCCGGCAGGCGGCTCGATCACCTTATACTGCAGTCTTCCCCGCCATGTGATTCCCTTCAGCTCCACATAATCCAGCGTTGTATCTGTCAGCACCTCTCCGATAATGCCTCCATATTCTGTTTCCGTAATATACACATAGCTTGAAAAGGTCAGCTCTGAATACCAGTTCGACCTTGCAATCTGCACAGAAAACTCATATTCCCCATTCGTATCCACTGTGATATTTGAGTCCAAAATCGCTCCCAGTTCTCTTCCATCACTATCTGCAAGAATTATGTCCTTTACCACGGCGGCTCCCTCCTGTTCAAAAATAAAGTCAGGTCAAATCCATAATCCCCGGACCAGTTAATATTTAAAAGCCCGGATGGTATTCTCTCGAAAACAGTTTGTTTCTGTGCTCTCTGATTAAATAAATTTTGTACCGTTCCATTCGTCAAATACCTTCGGATCGTTCTTCTCTGGCTATCTATGATCAGATATTCCCTGCTTTCAAGTGTTACGAAAAACTCATAAGGATAATCATTGATCAGAATCTTCGGATTTACACATGGTCCGTAAATGATCATCCGGTACTCGCTTGGAATGATGTGATCAACGTCCCATGCTGCGATTCCTCTTTTTTCCCCGGCAAAGTCAAACGGATAATCATACTGAAAATCTATCCCGGATGCTGCTGTTTCTTCCAATTGTGGAAAAAACTGTCTTGTCGCTTCTACTACCCATACAAGCTCTGGAGCTTGGAAGGTGATTTCCACTTCCGAATACACATATCCCTTCCAGCCCTCTTTTGCAGATTTCAAAACCTTGCATCTTAAATATGCACCATTCACATACAGCTTCCCGTAGGTGTCATTTTCTGCATCAACCGCAATGATCCGGTATAGCTGCTCCATATTTGTTTGGAACTCTTCCCGCTTTCCAAACACATCAATTGTAACTGTTTTCTCATATCCGTCTGAAGATTCTGACCAGTCCGCATCGAACCAGTCAGTCTTCGTTGTACGAAAAGGAGCTTTTAAAAGATTCAGCTTTTCGCCATTCATATTTTCATAATATACAATCATACCTGTGGCACTGCTCCTTTCGGTAATGGTCTGTCTATCCGTTTCGTATCCAGGAATACCGGCTTATTACCATTTTCTTTTGCAATCTTCCTCTGGATACGTTCAAATCTGTCGTAATCAAATCCCTGATCCTTAAAGATCGGATTATTCTTTATTCCACCAACCGTTTTATCTGGATTAACGGATGTCGTAAGCTGTACACTTCTCTGCAGGCTCTGGATTGCTTTTTGTACTCCGGCATTCATGGATCCGACCGGAATATTCTTCTCAAATCCGATTCCCATACCAAGAGCCATCATCTTACCAACCTGGTCACGGAATACACGGGATGGTGAATGAATACCAAGTTTTGATTTCACCCAATTGAGTGCATTATCCGCCGCGTTTGCAGCTGCTTCTGCCAGGCTTTTTGCCGCACTTGTTAATCCACTTGCAATTCCCCGGACAATGTTCATACCAACACTGCCCCAGTTCACACTGGTAAATGCATTCTTGATCTGGCTGATCATGGATGGAATCTTACCAAGCAACGCCGGGATTCCCTGTACCAGTCCGACTGCGAGCTGTGTGATGATCTTCACACCAGTTTGTACAATCTTCGGCAAATTCGTAATAATCGTAGATGCCAGCTTGCCGATGATAACCGGTGCTTTCGCTGCCACCTGCGGAATCGCGTTTGCAATTCCCTGTGCCAAGCCTTCCATTAACTGTAATCCGGACATAATTAACTGTGGCAGATTATCAATCAGTGACTCAACCAGAGTCAGGATTATCTGTACCGCTGCCGGAATTAACTGCGGAAGCTGTGCGCCCAAGCTGCTCACCAGAGTTGCTATGATGCTTGCGCCTACAGAAATAAGCGATGGTAGATTTGCTGTAATCGCATTCATCAATCCCAGTATCAGGGTTGCACCAGATGAAATCAGTCCCGGAAGTGCTGCTGTGATCCCGGCTCCAAAGTTGGATATGACCTCTGGTCCTTTGGTCTGCACCAGAAGAAGAATCTGATCAATCTGTGTACCGAACTGACTATAAACCAGTCCAAGACCGGCTACAACAACAGCCGCAACTGCACCAAAGTTCATCAATCCGACAAATGACGGAATGAATCTGCCTACCATTCCGAGTACGCCTTGCAGGGCAGATCCTATCTGTCCGCCCCATGCCCCCAGATAACCGGCGGTATCTCCAAGCAGTGAAAAAGCACTTGTAATTCTGGGAATCTTCGATGCTATCGCGGATCCGATTTTCCCAACTGCCCCACCAATTTTACCCGGAACACCGGAAACTACCTTGCCGATCTTTCCGACAGTAGCTGACAGTTTCGGAGTCAGTACCTGAAACGGTCCTGTAATTGCACTGCCAAGCCCTTTCAGGCTACCCGTAAAATCTTTCCGGAAATTTGCAGCCGATTTTGTTGCGCTTTTGAATCCCTTCGGAAGCTTTCCGAGCTCAGACAAAACACCCGTTGTAATTCCGCTGAATCCCTCAACGGCTGTCTTTACATTGCCGATCTGGGATCCAAATAACGAAATCACCGGTCCAGCTCCCGCAAGAACTGCCGCGGTCTTGCCAAGATTCATGAGCTCATCCGTACTCATGTTCTGCAGCTTATCGGTTAACTTACCAACACTATCCGTAAATCCCTTTAGTTGCGGAACTGCATCTCCAATTTTTCCGGATAAGGATTCCACCACATCCATTCCGGTCTTTCCCAGACGCGGGATCATTTGACCAAGATTATTTAAGATATTCTTTGCCGCTGTCCAGAATGTATCAACCAGATCGTTCGCACTGATTACGCCAGCTTCAAAATTCTCCCAGGCAGCTTTTGCAGAATTAACAGAACCTTCGATTGTTGTGGATGCTTCTTTTGCAGAAGTCCCTGTGATTCCAAGATTTTGCTGGACTTTGTGAATCGCCTGAATCATCTGATCAAACGTTACATTATCCAGATCTTCTATCTTTTTATTTAAGATACCAGAATCATTGATCAATCGGACCATTTCCGATTGCGTACCACCATAACCTAATTTAAGGTTATCCAGCATCGTATAATTCTGCTTCGCAAAACCTTGATAGGCGTTTTGAATATCCTGCATATTCGTACCCATCTTATTGGCATTATCTGCCATATCGATGATCGCCATATCTGCAATCTCTGCAGCCTTTGCAGTATCTCCGCCTAAGCCTTGTAATAATGAAGCAGAAAAGCTTGTGACTGTTGACATATAATCATTTGCCGAAAGCTGTGCTGTTTTAAACGCATTGTTTGCGTTCCTAATTACTGTCTTGGCACTGTCTTTAAATAATGTCTCTACACCACCGACCTGCTGCTCCATATTGGCAACTACGCCAAGAGAAGACTTTACAATCGCCGCTGCTCCAGCTCCTACAGCTGCAACAGCTCCGGTCATTGCCTTGCTGACTACGGATAATCCACTTTTTCCAAGACTTCCTAGCTTATTTATGCCTTCATTGAACCCGCTCTCATTGATTTTGGTATCAAAATTCAAATATCCATCTGCCATACTATCATCCTTTCTGATAGCACGGCTCAGGGGCTCACAAGTGCTTAATTCTTAATTTTTATCTCCACCTCCCGTCGGCATTTGCGGCATTTCACATACAGTCCGCTGCACACTGCAGTATCTGTGTAAACAAGCAGATGCTGCCCGCAGTACGGACACGGATACCACTCACGCCGTGTCGGTATTTTAATTTCCATCATGAGAACATATCTCCAATCTCATAATCATCCAGTTTCCGCTGTTTCTTTTTCAAGGAAACAGCTCTCTGGATCTTCTTGATCCATTTGCGTTCGTCCTTATCCCGGATTGTTCCAGGATCAATCGAACGGTACATGATCCGTTGTTTAATCTCCGTATCATCCGGCAGCCAGTCAAACAGGCTCCGGAACTCCCACCAGTGCATATAGTCGATCTGCTGCAGATCAATTCCATACGCTTCCCGGAATGCTGCATAAATACAGCCGGCATCTTCCGAAAAAGAAAATACCGGCTTTCCACTTTTTTGCTGCTCTTCCTCTTCATCTTCTGTGTCATCCTGGTACATCCTTTTGCACATCAGGAAATCTCCGAGCGCATAAATCGCAGCTTCAATGTCTTCCGGAATCTGATCCAGATACCACTGCAACAGAAGCCCGCATTTAATCCGCCACGGAACCGAGTCGTCTTCAACCAGCTCTGTAAAGCGAATCCATTCACGGAAATCTGTCGCAATCGGGTAGTACTCCCCGTTGACCCGGACCTCTTTCGGAAACTGCTCATATAAAATATTCATCTCTTTTACCTTCCGGTATTGGAATATTTTCCTTTACCATACTGTTTCTGGTAGTTCCTTCTCTGCTGACGGTTTCCATTTGGCTGTGGCTGCGGATGCGGGAACTGCTGCGTTGTATTCTGGTTTGGCATATACTTATTGTATTTGCTGTCCAGTGCATTTGCTTCTGCTGTTTCAAAGTCGAACAATGATTCAGCCGCTTCGTTACACAGCTTGATGCTGTTCTTTCCGCAAAGGATACGCTCCCCGGCTCCATCGCCAAAAAGGGTATCGAAGAACACATAAAAACAGCTACACTGTGCGCGGATGATATCACTATTTTTTCCAACTACCGGAACATTCTGCTCTGCTTCATGCATTGCTGCTTTCGCTTCATCCAGAGCGTCCAAAAAATCTGCATCTGTAAAATCTACTTCTGCTTCAAAATCTCCAAATTTCCAAAGGCTCATAGGCTCACTCTCCTGTTTCTTCTTTATTCTGCGCCGGCACTGAATGTACAGGTCTTCCATCCGTCTGTAGTGGTGGCAGTACCCTTTGTGATCTCTCCTGCTGCTTTAAAGCTGCCTTTGTAGATCAGGGCATCTGTTCCATCACCCTCTGTATCCGGAATAACGCTCCACGTTCTCTTTCGTGCAGTACAGGTCGTCTCAGAGGTCTTCTGCTCAAACAGATCTACAACCACGATATCAACCTGCGCTTCCGTTCCGAGAATCTCATCATCGGTAATTGCGGCAATCTTCTCATGTACCGGATCATTGGTATACCGGTCAAATTCATAATCGATCGCCGGCGCATAACCAACTACGTCCGATCTTTCAGACGCTTCATCCACATACTGTCGGCTGTACTCGGTTGAGTTCTTTCCATCCGACAGAGAAGTAAAGCCCGTCATTCTGGTAAATGTCTCTCCTGATCCGTCAGTATCCATAAAAGCCACTCTCTTATGTCTGCCAACTAATTTCTTCTCATTCGCCATTTCTTCACACTCCTTACTTATAAATCAATCTGCAAATCATCTGATACCGTCCCAGATCGACCTCTGTACTAAATAAATAGCCGGACTGCAGCACTTCTACTCGGATAGCATCATGCCCGTCCAGCTCCGGAACAATATCATTCAGGTTATTCTGTTCTGTCCACTCTTCAAAGTTCTGATAAAAACCACTGTTGGCAATACCGGTTCTGGCATCCCCATCATAGGCTTCCTTACTTGTCAGAGCGAACTGGAACTGCTTCAGACAGCTCCCGTCCACATATCTCTTGTAAATGGGATCTGCTCCAATCGGATCAATGGAATATTCCATTCCATTACCTAAACGATCAATATTGATCTTCCGGTTATCGATATCCGGATACATCCTCACATATTCCCGGATGCTCTCAATAATCGTTTTTCTTTTACTGTCCGGCAAGTTTCTCAGCTCCTTCCCTGATGGCATCTTTGTGGCTTGCCTTCATTGTCTCAAACCATCTCGCCTTGGTTTTATGCTCGTAATACTGTCGGCGGGCATATGGGGCAAGGTATTCGATGGATCCGGAACCAATCACCGTGCCAAGCGTCCCGGACTTGATCAGCATTCCGGTTCTTCTCGGTGTCAATGGATTCATATAACGCAGACACTCCGAATCCACGAATGCCTGCGCCCTTGAAAATCCCTCCGCTTTTTTCTGTGCAAATCCCGGAGCCCATTCAAGCTTTGCTGTTACCGAGCCATCCTTACCAGTCACGGTAAACACACTGCCTCTAGGCGTTGTGATCCGGAAGTCTTTCTTTCCTGCCATCCTATTCGCCTCCAATCCGCCAGTGTGGAGTTGTACCGAACCGGTTATCCGACCAGCTTGTTACCTTGCAGTGCTTCTGGAACACGGCCTTCAGATCTGCCGGCCTTTCAATCTCAATCTGGCACTCTCCCAGGACAATCTGATCATCGTTCTGGATGGTCCAGTATCCATAACCGCCACAGCAGGCGAACTGATCCGGCGGAAGATACTGCCCTGCTTCCGGAATATCCGCAGGAATCCGAATTTTGTAAACTTCCGCACTTTTCAGTCCGTTATCTGTAACTGCAGTCTTATGGTCCACATAGACGTGGACACCATGCAGAACAGTTCGGTTCCAGGTATCGTAATGCGTGGAATCACCGCTTATTCTGTTATAAACAGTCACATCCGCATTTGTGATCACACCGCATCCCTACCTTTCTTGACAGCCATCCAGCAGGAAGAAGATAAGGATATACCGCATCATACACCTTTTTCTTCACCATCTCTTCCGCTGTCTTTCCATCCGTCTGCTCTGTGACATAGGTCACACTGTAGCCATCGTTATTTTCTGACTTCACCAACGGGGTTCCTGACTGTTGCTGCGCATTGTATTTGTAATAAACCTCTGCTGCAGCACAGGCCGCATCCTTTACCATGTCATTTTCTACGGAAAAAATATCTCCTTTCACATAGGTCAGATGCCGGATATAGGCTTCCGCCTGCCTTTCGGCTTTTCGGAAGTCCTGTTCCGGAATGGTTCTTCCTCCATATTCATCTACATAATATCCATACGTGATCTGCATGGATTATCACCTTCCCTTACTCGCCAGCTTTCAGAATTGCAAACGGGCATCTCTTGGTTTTATCGGTCTTCAGTGCGTTAATCGGGTTTGGAATTTCCCATCCGAGACGCATTACTGCACGAAGCGCAACCATATCGTTCTGCATCAGGTTGTATGCGATTGTGCCATCTGTATTCTGGACAACGCCTTCCGTAAACAGCTTGAATGTAATATCCTGTCTGATGGAATATACCAGCTGTGAGAAATCTCCGGAAATCATAAGTGCTTTCGACTTATCAAACGCACCATTATTCGGGAAATTCATCGGCGATCCATCCAACGCGTACTGTGTTGTTCCCTGCAGATCCTGTTTGAACAGTGGATCTCCATTTGCATTTTTCAGTCCCCTGAGTTTCGCCCGCATGGAAATATCTGCCATGTGACCGTTTACGAAGTATCCGCAGTCTTCGACATGAGCGATCACACCATCTTCTGCCATGATCTTGTCATACAGGCTATCAGATGATCCTAATGTTACGACTGCATTCGCTTTGGTTGCAGTTGTAACTACGTCTTCTCTCCATGTGTTCGGTTTATTTTCACCGAACAGCACTGCGCTGTCGATAACCTTCCCAAATGCTTCTGTAACTCTCGGTTTTACTTCTCCCCAGATGTCATACTCAGAATCATCCAGAACTGCTTCCGGAATCGGAACAATAACCGCAATTTCTTCGGCGGTGATAAACTTCTTATCCCATGCCTGCTTTGTAGTTTTCTTCTGCCCGTTATCGCCATTTACGAAATAAGCGATCGGCAGCATATCCAGTACCGGCATTTTGTACTGCTTGCTTGTCATGTTCGCCAGCTTGCGACCCCTTGACAGGACTGCTGACTGTGCGATCGTTCCCTGGATGATCTCATTGGATTCCTGAATTGGAATCAGAGACTCTGCTCCGGTACGGTCAATGATGTTTGCATCTATGTCAAACAATCTTAAATTCATTCTTCTATTCTGCATTTACTCTACCTCCATTATCTTCTCGCGGCAGCTCTGATCCGGTCATTGATGGAAACGTTCATGTTTCCGCCAGAACCATTTGAAGCGTTACCTGTTGAAGAATCTGCAATCCGGTAAGAACCTCCACCGGCAAATCTCGGATTCTCTTTCAGGAACTTTTCTGCTGCCTTTTCAAATGTCGTTTTATCATCTACCATTTTGGAAACCTTGTAAGTCACATAGTCCAGATCATCAGCCTTGACACCTTTTCCGGATAAGAACTTCTCGTTCTTCATCTGCTGGACTTCATTTCTGGAATTTTCCAGATCCTGCTGCAGCTGTGTCACATTCGGCTGACTTGCAGCTCGATCTGTTTTAAATTTAGCGATTGCCTGTGTGACCTCATCTTCTGTCATACCCTGACTTCTGAAAAAGTTCGCAAGCGCGGCTCTCTCAGATTTCTCAGCACGTGAACTTGCAATTTCTTCCAACTGTTCATAAGTATATGTTCCGGTACCATGTGCTCCGGATGCGCCCCCAGCGGATCCCTGACCGCCGTTTCCAGTCCCGGCATTTCCACCCTGTCCACCAGAGCCAGCTCCTGTGCCGTCATCAAAAAGCTGTAACATCATTCTCTTTTTATACATCGTACTTACCTCCGTTTTGCCTCGACAGGCTCCCGAGCTTTTTACGCCTTCACGTTTTGGGCATAATAAAAACACCCTTTCGGATGTTTATTTCTGAAATTCTATACAGTTGTATTCCCGGTTGATATCTGTAAGCCCCAGGAACCATGAATCCACCAGAAGTTTCCCACCATCTGACAGATCTTCCCATTCGATCACAGTCATTCCGCTGGCTGTTTCTGCCCTGATTCTGTCACCAGTCAGATCTTTCAGGGAATTGATCAGGTTGCAGGTCAGTGCTGATACTGCCGCGCATACCCGGTCAATCCCATCCGGACTCTTCCTGCCGGCATGACCATTCATACAGATGCTGTGATCTGTTATTTTTATTGTTATCATAAATTCTTTACTCCTTTGACTCTATGATGGTTACTGTTCCTTCAAAGACTCCAAAATTTGACTGCTGTTGGAATGTATGGGTTTCAGCAATATCCTCATTAGTCATTGGTCTTGTAAGGTACCATAAAGAATCATCTTTCCAGGTAATTTCTTCCAGTTTCTGATTTGGCTCAAGCTTTATCGTTGTCTTCCCACCATAACTTTTCGTGGCGGTCTGGCATCCAGTTAAACCTGCTATCAATATGCTGATAGCCGTTAATACAGCTACTGCTTTATTTTTCATTGCTGTTTCTCCTTAAAATGAGTACAAAAATACCACCGGTCATTTCGACTGGTGGCAGCTAGCTTATCTGGTTTTTAATGACTGCTTCTATCTCTTCTTTTTTCCAACCCTTCTCTTGCAAAATAGATACGATTTCTTCTGGCTCACATAAAATTTCTTTCAGGCAATTTATTGCATCAAGTAAATGTGTATTTCTGATTGCAATTTTTATCTGTTCTTCTGAATACCCCTGCTTTTTCATAAAGCTATACAGATCATTATCCTCTATTTCCTGAAGTTTTTTTTCTATATTCGCTGTATCCGCCTCAAACATTGTCATCGCAATCCCTCCATAATTTCCTTCAAGACCTCTCCAAAGATTTTAGCTGCTTCTCTTGGTCTTTCACTCATCAGATATTCCGCAAAGCATTCTGCAAAAAACTCTTTTTCATTCTTATTTGCATACCCTGATACATGTTTAGTAATAAATTCCTTTTTAGAAAACTCTAATGCTTCAGCGAGTTCGCTCCCTTTATATCCCATCCGAGTCCATTCTGCACGCTCTGCGCGGATATAATCAAAATATCCTAATTGCTGTAACACTTCGCGCTTTACAGCTACACTTGTTCGGATCGTTCCGTATATACTTACATTTCCGCCCCAAACTCCCTTTCGCGTAAGGTATCCATCTAATTGATGCCCCATTTCATGAATAATAATAGCATCCGCATCAGTCCCCGCTGGATGAAATTGCACTCTCACATCTCGGTTGTACCGCCTTTTTAAATCCTCATAATCACTGAATTTACTACTAATTTTTAAAACGCCACGCATGGACTCACTCATTGCATAACCTTTTATATTTGGATCATACAATACTTTTTTTGTATATCCCCTTAATTCTGGAAATTGATCAAGCACTTTCTTAACACCATTATATACAGATTTTCTTGATTTTTCATCCATTTTTCCAAAATCAACGGCTTTTTTACTCACTCCTAAAATATTTGCAATTTTACCTCTCTCAAATAAATAGTCTGTGTTCATTATTTTCTGTGCCGTTTTCAGTGCATCTTTACTTGGCGCAATTCTTCCACGTCCATCAATGTAAATTCTCTCTCTTTCCTCTTTCAGTCCCATTTTACGAGAGAATGCCGCATATTCACCCAGCTGTCCCTGATATTTGGCTTTTTGGAGCATAATCTCCTGCTGATCAGCACCGCCATCCTGAAGCATCTGTACCTTTTCTCGCTGCGCTCTCATTGCTGTTTCCATCTGTCGCTGTCTCTGCTTTGCCTCATACAGGGTGTATTCCTTACCCCGGAACTCTTTTGGCTTGCTTTCCTTCCGGTTCTGAGCTTCCAGCCATTCATCTGACCAGTTACGCTGTGAAATGCCAGGAAAGAATGGGTAATAAGTATGATAACAATTGGCTCCCAGAAGTCCTGTCACTGTACCAAGTCCACAGACTGAATACAATTGTTCTTTTGTCCACACCTGACCTTGCCATACCGCATGAGTCGGACGAGCTCCGGCATGCCACTCAACCTCAAAATACTCTGTTCCAAGCTTCTTGGCATTGTAGTCCGCTATTTCTCCGGTAAGATTTGCCACACCAGTCATCACAGCTCTTCTTGCAGCCACTTCTACCCGGCTTGCATATCCGGATCCATACTCAATCTTCCGAAGTCCACTGTTTGTCAGCTGCGTGACCACTCGGCGTAATACGCTGCCATAGTCAAATGCTCCGGTCACAACGTCAAAGCAGGCATTGTCCAGATAATTTGTATAAACTTGCGACAGCGGTGTCAGAACCTTTCTACCGTTATAATCCAGATAAAAACCAAGCGACTTTGTTACATTTTCCAGATCTTCCAGACTCTGCTGAATGATCGCATCTGTAATCTGCTGCAACTGCCTGTTCTCCTCATACGGGATAAACTCTGCATTGATCTGTTCGTAAATGTCCTTATTCCGGACGTATTCCCAATCAATCACTTTATCGTACAGCTCGAACATTTCCGGATAAGACGCATCCAGCACCTTCTTGATCTCTCTTTCGATATCCTCGGAAGAATATCCAAGAATTCTTAACCGATTGATCTGCCAGTCAGCTGTACTTGTGATCTCACCAGTCTTTTTAATCCGCCGAGCAATGTCCTGCAAAATCCGTTCTTCCAGACTTATGTACCGCGCTGCAATCTTGCTGGCAATCTTTTCTTTGTAATCATCCCGCATCCTACTCCATCACCTGATTCTGCTCTGGCAGATTCTTTTTTGCCTGTTCCACTGTTTCACCGTACCATTTTGCACGGTACTCTTCATGCCGCATAACCCCCATGCTCACATCCTGACGGTCCTGCTGACGCTCTGCGCCCTTGTCCTCAATAATGGAATCGTCAAAATCAATCACAATGTCTGTATTCTGATCCAGCGTATTACCGGTTACAATGCCAAGCCGGATAATGATTCTGATCAGCCTCTTCAGGACATCTTCCAGAATTGTCTCATGCTTCTTTAACATTCGGTACATATCTGAGTTCTCCGAAATGATCTCAGTTGCTGTCTTCGCTCCTGCTCCGTCAAACCGGTATCTTTCCGTACCGAATCCGCATTTCAGAGACAGATAATTCAGATCATCATTGATTGCCTTGCTGTGCTGTTCTACTCGGAGGCTCATGTCCACTTCCTTGATCAGACCGGTCTGGCTCTTATCGTAATCTTCCGGAAGTGAATAGAACACACTGTCATCCGGATCAAAGGTTGGAGATCCGTCTTCGTTCGTCAGCATTTCCGGAGCGACAAAGATTCTTTTTCTTCCAAGATCAAACTCATTGCAGTAAGAATCAAACTCCATGTCCAGCTTTTTAAGCGTATCGATGGCATTTGCAAAAATCGCAATTCCCATTGGATTGCATTCATCCGCATTGTTCGTGATATTCAGCCTGTCAATGACAAACTGTGGTTCTGTAGATCCTGTCTCTGTTCTGGCTGCCAGATTTGCAAATGGCTTAAGCTGTTTCCATTCCTGTTCTGTCAGCTCACGTCCTTCCGCACTTCCTTTCGTGCATTCCAGGACATTATTTTCGATCACATACACCCCATCTGGCTCAATCCGATGGAACTGAATCTGCACGTATTTCTTCTGGCGAACAGTATGGACAAACGTAAAAACGCATTCTGTGACGTTCCCGTTATTCCAACTGACCGGATAGATGTTCTTGGCATCCACATAGTTGATTCCAATCTCACCTGCAGATATCGTTCCATCTTCCTGTACAACCGCATTGTACAGATAAGGGATATATGCCACGGTCCCGGAATACGCTTTCCGTTCCTGGTAATCATTTCCCATAACCAGAAAATGATTGTTATCCAGAACCTTCCGCACAAATTCCTGTGTCGTTTCGTCTTCCAGTGTGATCATAACTCTCTCATTCAGCAGCAGATCAGCAATGTCTTCCGACAGCTTCTTTGCCATTCCCATGCTTTTCCTGCGACATCGTTTACTTGTCCCGCGTCCGGTATACACCTTGTAGAACGTAAACTGCCGGACATTGGAATTATACCAGCTGATCCACTCATCGATCTTCCGGTAGAACGAAGCATCCACCGTATCAATCCCCTTTTTCCTAAAATAATTAAAGATATTCATCCTCTTCTCTCACCTCCCTGCTGCTGATATCGCATATGTCTATTTCTTCTGGCGTTTCATCTTTAGGTAGCCAATGTTTGATCTTACTCCATGCGCCCATAACCACATAGCGTATGGCATCCATGCAGTGATCCGCTTCCTTTACCGGCACTTCCTTCCCCTTTTCGATGGATTTCTTATCATACTCGTAGGTTCCAAACTCCTGCACTGCATATTCCTGCTTCGGAGAAATCGACATGATATCAAATACCAGTGCTTTCTGTACCCGGCTGATTCCAAGAGCCACATCGTTTTCCGCATCTCGCAGAAGCACCTGATAATCCAGTCCGGTTCTGGTGGCTCTTTTCACCTCTTCCGCCAGACCTTTTGCAGATGGATCCAGAAAAATATAAAAGATCCGGTTTTCATACTGTTCATGCAGTTCATCCATGAACTCAACCAGATCTCTTGCATATTCAGACGGGCTCTTCTGTCTTCCAGATTCCCGTCCACTGTGATAATATTCTCCAAGCCCCGGAAATTTCTTCCGGTAAGTGTCCAGACCAAACGCTTCAAAGGTTGTCGCATTCTGCTGACCATAGTCGCCACCAATGTAAATCCGGTCATATCTCCTGTCCGGATCCGGCTTCTGTCTGTGCCGATCGGAAAACATATAATAGATCAGTTCATCCACGCCAATCGCTTCACCGAGCCATACCCACCGGTACATCTTCGGATCTGCTTTCT